GTCCATCAAACGCGAACGTAGTCACTTCACCAAACTTTCCTGCAATTATATCATTGGTTATTTTCTGTACGTTCATCCATGTTTTCAAATACTGTATATTCGAAACTCCCGGATCGAACTGCCAATAATACAATTTCGTATCGTCGTCTTCACGCAAACTTGAATGCCCTAGTTCTCCCGGCGCAACAATAATATGGCGCTTCGGTGGGAATGTAAGGAAACTCGTTGACTTACCACTCAATGGTGGTCCATTGACAAGTAAGCGCCGGAAGGTATTCTTCCATGCATCGAGATCGATTTCTTCGAGTTCGAATTCGCCTTTCTCAGTAACTGTTATTCTCGGCAAATTTGCCTCCAACAAACCAACACAAGCAAAGTGGGCCGTCGCGCCCACCTTACTTGGTGGTATTAATTACAACTTATCGGTTCTCCAATGCCTTCCGAACCCGGCGCAAGCAACGCTGCGCTTTAGCAGCATACGTAGTCGCGGCGTCGCCAGTCAACCCTTTCTTACTCGCAACGGTCTTACCGATCGTCTTACTGAATACGAACAAATCCTGAAGAACCTCAGCGCCGCTGCCTTTCATTGAAAGAGTAACACTTTCCTCAATCGCGGACAATGCTTTCATAAATGATATCACCCCCTTTCGTTTGGGATCAACGAACATCAGAATCTATCGACGGATTCATCAGTTCGTTTGTAAGTCGAACATATCTTTGCATTTTGTCGAACAAAAGAAATAAAGCCAAACACCAATAATTAATGTAACAGTGTCTCGGTTAGCTGGTATTTCAACACCACAACCTTTACAAAGACAAGTCATTAAAGTCATTACATTAAAACCTTTCTATCGATTATCTGCTTCACTTCTCCAATGTGCGTGTGCTGGTTCACAAAAACCTTGCATACCTTCTTGGGCAATTGGTTCAATAACACGTAACTTTTCGGTTACTTCGTTCAAGTGTTCAGAAACCTTTACATAAGTTTCGTGATGCGTTTTAGCAACGTGATCGCGTAAGTAAAATATTCGATAAAACTCAGATTTACAAAACCGACAAATAAGTTTTTTCACAAATCTTGCATCGCTTTCCCCGCCGAAAATTTTCCCATCGTCGTACCACCAATGTAACCCGTCGCGGTGCCGGTGTCAAGTGTCGCAAAATTCCGCTTCAATTACGGGCGGTTCCATCGATTGCTCGACGATTTGGTCCGGCTTTGCGCGTTCGGTTGATTTGACAACGTGATACGATATAAGCTTTTGATGATGTTGTTGCTTTGGTGCATGCTTCTTTTGCGATCCAATCTTTTGTGAACCTTCGTACGAATCACTAAGCTGGCTCCCATTGAGTATCGCTGTAAAGTGTCCTTTTGGAGTACACTTCGCGAACAAAACATTCAATCGCCGTAACATCGCGCGAGTGAATGATTTCTCTTTTGTATCATCCATGTCAACCTTTACCGTCAATCGAAGTATTGCGTATTGTTTTGACATTAAAAGTCCTCAATACAAATTGGCGGTTTGCAACGACTGACTACCTTTTTGACTTCTAGTACGAGAATAGTTTCGTGTTGACTGCCAGTTGCGGCAACAATTCCTTTGGCTTCGTCTATTTTAGCTTGTAACGTCCCGGTTGCAGGAAAGCCATTAAAGCTAAGTAAGTCTTCTCGGCGACGCCGCCAGATAACATATCGTTTATTCGTCTTTGCCATCGTCTTCACTTCCTTTCAATTCGTCAAGACACCAAGCACATTCAGGCGGTCCTTTGCACTCATTATCGTGGTGTGCCAATCTTTGGAGTTCATCAAGTTGCTCCACCATCCAATCATAATGCGAGCCGTAGAAGTCATAACGTCGTGGCATCTATCAATCGCGTTCTCGCTTCGGCCACGATTCAATTGCGTATGCTCGTGCAGCGCCAAGTGAGCACAAGTCTTTGAACTCGCACTTTTTGTTGAACGCAAAACACCCTTTTGGCGCTTGCTTAACATACACTGATTTCGATTTCGCACGCAGGATTTCGTCAGCAGCTTGGCAAGTTTCGTCAATCCACTCTTTTAGTTGATCAGTTTCTACCGGATCAAACTGCCGATTGATTGCACACGACGCTGGACTGTCATCACGTACTGATCCAGCCATGCTTCGTATATGTGTTTTCATCAAGAACTGCGCATCACATACAAACGCCTGACCGAGCAACTGCCGATCGAATACATCAAGGTCAGAGTTTATATCCCATGTCGAGTGCTTAAAATCATTGACGACTGTTTTGTTATCACCAACGCGTTCAAGCACTAAATCGGGAATCGATAAATAAACTGCTTTGATATTTGGCAGTATTCGGTAATATTTCTTCTCTGACGCGATAACGTTGTACATCGTAAAGTCTTTATCAAACATCGCGATGTATTCACTAACAATATCGCTTGCGTGTTGAATTGAGTAAATCGATTGCTTACCCCTTGGGCACGGAACCGAACCAACAGCATCGTGATATTTTGTCCAGCACTTTTGCCATTCATCAGACGACATTATCTGTTTACCGTTAGACAAATACCAGTATGAAAACGCCGGATGCAACATCAAGCCAGAGAACTTCATTGGCCATGTAACTTCCGTCGCTAACTTTTGCATACTCGTATAATGCCATTTTCGCTGGCACTGATCCCACGCTTCGATTTGCGAATGTGAGATCACCAAGTAATCGGGGTTCTCGGACATAAACTTCTCAAATGGGATTTGATCTTTCATTCATCAATCTCCTTAATAATCAACTTACCATCATTTCGGCGAACAAACTTAATCCCATACGATGGCCGTGTTACTGGCAATCGGCTAAAATATATTTTCTTATCGAAAATCGTAAACTGTGCAATATTCTTGATATTTGTATTACGCAACGAACTCAGTCGTAAATTAACAGCAATAGTATAACGACTTCGGCCTTCGTAATCTATCAATGGATTTAATATAATATTAAACTTCTGTCCGTTGACAACAAACTCCATTGGATTCGATGCACCGTTGGAGCGCAAATGGCTCTGGTCAAGAATAGGTCGTGGTGTTTGTTCGGGGTGTTGTACATCAGATGCAGCAGCAAACAAATTTAAATTTTGCATGTTATAGTTAACCATCGGCACGGAATGGCAAGTCGCTGGTGTCGGGCGATATGCAAAAAATAATTCAGCATCATGAACAGGTAGTTCATAAGCGTGAACATATTGTACCAAAAATCTGTGCGACAAATTCGTATAATCATACGCATTAGTTATTTGTACTCGGCGGAAAACTGCAAGTGCTCCATGTATAGAATCGAACATCCCAAGCTCAATCAAATTGCGAAGGATGCGATTCTCCATACGTGCCCAATCACGCCGTACTGTTGCAAGCCTACTATCCCAACCCAATGCCGCAATATATTCCTCGAATAATCGTAAATATTCAGTCCGTGGGGGAGCTAAAACACTAGGGTCTGGGTTAGGTTCAGCGTCAATAGGCATTATCGGTGGTCGTTGTCGTGGCATATTAACTCATTTCTCCATTTGCTACTTTGTACTCCCACCATTCAGAACACGTTTTGCAGCGGCACTGAACGTGGTGGCTTTTCGGTTTTTTCGGCTCCTTTGAATCTGTTGCTTTTTGCGTTCCGTTGTTCGTAACTCCCGCATCTTCGATATTCGTTCCCTGTACGCTATATCCTTTATTGCTACTATATCCATTGAAGTACGTTCCGTGATGAACCGAGTTGTTGGAGGGCGTATAGCCATGAATACCTCCGTAGTAATATGACGTTGTTGTATTGCCGTCAACCTTCTTCACACGGCGAACTTTTTCTTCACCATTGATAACAGTCGTAAAAACCGTGCTTGCATATTTGTGATCTGCCAGATCAATTGTCTCAAGCTGTACGAACTTCGGCTTTTTGTTCGTCTCAAACTTCACGAGTGTACTCGGTGGAATATACAAACGTTTCCAATAAGCAAGATCGAATGCAGGTAAGCAACCAATAGCATTGATCAAAATCTGTGCCGTACTCGCAAACACAAATCCCCATTCTGTTTGGATAACAAATAAATCGCCACGATCGCGCCACAACCACATCGTTCCGTGTTTTCCACCTTGAATCATACCACACGCAAGCGCACCGTACATGCACTTCGTCGCTTCCTTAATAGCGACTTCAATCGATTTCACGTCACCTTCGATATAGAACTTCTCAATCAACCTGAGGTACACTTCAGTATCAACTTCGGCATCTGGCTTCAACGAGAATTGTTCTTTGATCTCGCCGTCGTTCACAAACCAGCCATTGTGAATCATACAAAGTCCAGTTACTTTTGAATACAGTGGGTGGTTATTTTTGTTATTCGACGGTTCACCAACGGTTGCATATCGAGCATGAAGAAGCATATTCGTCGGCATTTCGGTAGGTGATTCGTATAACAAATGCCCAGGAATCTTGATAAAGTCACGCGCTTCAATTGGGAACTTCGCAAAATTTGTATTACCTTTTGCCATAATATATGCATATCCGGCAGCATCTCGACCACGCGATTGAATCCCTGTAAGCAAACAACGCGACATACTCCATAAACCTTTAGTGCTGACGAGTGTTGGATCAGTAACAATATATCCGGCTATTCCACACATACAGGCTCCTGTCCAGCAGTTGCTTCGGGTAATGCTTCGACTTTAATACCTTCAGTGCGAAAACCATATCCTAATGCGCCGCAAACTTCGCACCAAAAACTTTCACTACCTGTTGTTTCACCAACCCATTTCCATTTGTGTTTCATGCTGTAAGTGACGTATCCGTTGGTGAATTTCCTGGCCGCCGGGATTCGTCAGCAACATAATCAGGTTCGTGATAAAAGTCATCTTCGTCTTCACCGAACAATGTCGTGATATTCTGCGTCGAATCGTAAAATCCAAACTTCTTAGTTACTCGGTCATATCGATCTTCAAGGTACGAACGGAACATACCACGAATATCGAGTTCGTGGCAAAGTTGCGTCATCGCATTACCGTACAGTGGAAAGCGAAAGTCAGGTAAGTAACCCAATCCCGGTAGGTTCAGCGGTTCGCGTAACTTATCCCACGCGAGTTTCAAGTCGCCAAACTTATGTTGCTTCTTATCGGCTTCAATGATCCAATTCGGCTGAGGCCGATGGAGATAGAACATCATACCATCTTTTGGTTTAATTATCTTCGGCTGTACGGTAAGTATCGTCTTCGGATCAATCGGTTCAAGTGACTTATCTGTCGCCAATCGATTGACAAACTTAATACACAACATCACCCACGACGAAATCTTGTCGTAGTTGAGGCTTGCCGAATGAGCACGAAACTCAATCGTATGACGCGACGAAAACAGTGGATCAATATTGAGTGCTTGATACCGATCGCTCGTATCTATTCCTGCCTTGCAGTTGGCATTGCCACGACGCGACAGAGGCATATACGAAAACACTGTTTGTTCAATCTTCCCCCATTCGGTGATAATTCGATCAAGTGATTTCATGTTATTTCTTGGCGCATAAAGTTCGGGCGCATGGACATGAACATGAAGTCCGCAACTTGAGTTCACTGCACCATACTTATTAGCGATGCCAAGTGCTGCCTTCAGTTCACCAAGTGAGTTCAATCCCAACGGTGGCGATACGAGTTCAATACCGTATCCGTAATCACCTTGAACCGTGATCGACCCATCGGTTTTCACTTGCCACCCCGAATAGCATCCATTGGGGCAGCGAGTATGGCCGGTCGCGTAATCATCGACAACCAAACCAAACCGTTTGAGTTCGTCAACCATTTGAGCATGACTGAACTTACTTATATGCTCAATTTCAACACCAAACTTTCGCTGACTCATTTGATCTCCTTTTAGTTTTCAATAGAAACACGTTTGTTTGTATCGGCAATGTACATACACATACTTTCGGTGCCCCGATTCGATGCAATATCGATATACGAAATATTGTGTTCGTCGGTTACACCTTTCGATTCAACCCACGTTTTGAATTCTTTCCAGGTCATCGAATCTCCTTCACCTTTCGTTTGTCGGTCAGGTGAAATCCCCAATCAACAGGTAAACCCGAATGACGTTTGAGTACACCATCACGTGAAATACTAAGTACAGAATACTTCTCGCACTCGCTTATCGGACGGTCGTCGGAATGCTTTTTGCAATATAGTATTGCTTTGTCTGGCGTCTTTTCAAACCAGAAGTCGAGCAATTGTCTTGGTGCAATATGGCAAGTGATCATCATCGATTACTCCTTTTCATCATCGTATCTCGCGAACCTTTCGTTCGCTATTTATAGGCAATTGCGCAATACTTTTCATTGGCAATCGATAACGTATCATATATGGTCCGACGCAGCCAATATCAATCCTACATTTGGTTCGTGAACGCTTAAAATAAAAACCAACATACTTCGGATTTATCCCATTTGTTAGCTCTAATCGGCGAACTAATGAAACCTCGCGTTTCATCACGCGGCCTTTTTTTCTTGTTTAACTTCTTCAATAATCAGCGACAGCGAACCTTTGAATTCAATATCCGTACGCTTATCGACAAGTTCCTTAATCACATCGTCAAAGTCCATGTTGAGTTCAAGCAACTTCAGCGCGACGCCTGGAAGTTTCATTTCGCCGTCGTATTCAAATGACTTTGATTTCTTAAGATACGTAATTGCGTCGTCGGTTAACGATTTGAGCAACTTCATATCAAAGTTGCCGTCTGTCTTTTCCATCGCTGTGAAACCACGCTCAAGAAATAGCACAAGTTTCTTCACTGCAATCATTTGATCTCCTTAATCTTATGTAACACATTAATCTGGATTTGTTGTGTCGGCAAACCATGTATAAGCGACCGACGACGAAGTGTTAGCGACTGCGGTCGAAATGGCAGCCAGGTTGATCGCATTTCAACGATGACATGTCGGCTACCGCGATAATATGTAAATACTTCAATACCATCCCCATAGCTTCTATCAGTACTAAAAAGCAAACTATCTACGCGAATCGACCGTATGAATCGATCTTGTAATCTTGCTTCTTTTGTGTCAACTATTGCCATTCGTGAATACTTCCTTAACAAAAAGAGAATGTGTCGGGCCAGTAAACGAACGCTTCCAACCCACCTTCAGTGCAGCTTTGATCATATTCGTGTTATCATTGCGGACCAGTGATACAGCAAACTTAACGCAAAGCTTTTCGAGAATTCGCTCGCGCAATCCGTCAATTAAACTAAAAAGTCCTTTGCCTTGGTATTCTTCACTCACAAATGTACCGTGAATAAACGCAATTTGATCTTCGAAAAACGAGATGTCGGTAATGAATACCGGAGATAGATAAGTATCTGGTGGATTAGCAGCAACACGCAAACGTGGTACGTCAATACGCAGAATTGCCCAACTACGTTCGGCATTGACACGAATATCAATAATCGCATCTTTTACACCAAGCACAGATAAGTGATTCAATACTTGATGTGCTTTTGGCGAATCCTTCAGCGCGATGATATCATCAATATTGATTGCTGACATTACAAATCCTCCATTTCGGACATTGGTGGATATTCGTTACACCATGCCTTACAGACTATACAAAACTGTGGCTTCATATCATCAGTCATGCCAATCCAAATATTATGCGGCTTTCCATCTCTACACAATGATTGCGTAAGTTCGTTGTGTGTCATTGGTCTCGTATCAAGCATGTATCGCCTCCGGTGGTTCGATTGATTGCTCGCGTATTGACTTCGGTAACTTCACTTTTGGTTTCTCTTTGAATACTTCAAATCCTTCAAGTGCCAAACAACGCCGACATATCGGCGCTGAGTGGTTTTTCTGCGCTGTACGATATAACGTACCGCACATTGACATATTAATACCAATCGGATACCGCGCCGACTTCTGCACATTCGGGTAGTGCCAAACTTGTGATTTCATCACGGCTTTCATAAAAGCTTCTGTATCACAAAATTTGCAAGTTCAGGCGTCAAGCCAATGTTCGTGTCGCACTTAACCAAGTGTTCTCGTAAATCGTCCATGTCAGCGTCGTCGTCAAGGATAACAAACCTATTTGTACCCGGATGCTCAACCAACCACTGACGAATCTCACTACCGCGTGTTGCTGAATCACTCTGTAAACGGGGTGTAACGTCAATAGGTGTCTTCAATACTCCCCAAAGGAACAAATTATGCCGTATTGCGTCTAATCCTTGCATTCGCCAAGTGCTCGATACGACGATTTCGGCGCCAGTGGCAAATGTAATTTTATTCAGTGATGCTACACATACCGGGTCGGCGCTGCCAAAGCGAGTCTTCCTGTTAGTCAGAACGCCATCGAAGTCAAGAAAGATAATTTTCATTTTAATTTCCCTACTAAAAGTTGGTTTGCAACAACTACAGGAATATTAGTTTGATATCCAGTTGTAACCAAACCACGCCAACGAACCTTTCTTACAACATACTCGTTATCAAACAACGTTGGTCGTTGCAAATAAATATGAAATCGTAGATAATACCGTCGCCACGTTTTCGTACGTGTATCAAAAATCTCGGCTCGTGTCTTACGTGAACTCGTCAACCACGAATTGCACTCAACCAAAGAACAACCATTATGGCGTTGGTATTTAAAAAGAAGTTCTTTTCGATCAGTTAACGCAAATATTTTCCAGCCAATTCGCTGCTGGAATGATTTTAACTTTTGAGGCGTTGGTGATATACTATCCATGCACATAATTTATCTCCACAATAAGGTTTCATTTCACTCGCTCTAATTCAAAATCACGCAATCCATTAACTTCATACAAGCCAAAGCGTACATTATAATAACATTCCGAAGGCGGACACCATACGCGAACTATCATACCATTTGTATATCGTGGGTCAGCGCGCAACTTCACCCGGTCGCCTTCAAAGAACTTTTGAACTGCTGGTTGAGGTTGTTCGCAACCACCTAAGCAACCTAGCAATACCATCAATACAACAATTCGCTTAATCATGGCTTAACACCTTTATCCGCGAGGCGACAACAACAGGACACCCACATTGGTATCCAGTAACGACAGGATATCGAAACAAAACCCTTCTAATTAGTCCGTGTCTTGGTCGTTGTAAGTAAACATGGAATCGTGGCGCATACTTCATGTTATCGCTAACCATGCGTGGCTTTGCATGTGAAACAAGCCAGCGATTCATTGGAACTTTGGCTTTACCGTTATGTTTATAAACTGCAAATAATAATGTACTGGTGGTTCGATAATTGTAGAATATCTTCCAACCATATCGCTGTCGATACGACAGAAGTTCTCTCGGTCGTTTACTTATGCTTGTCAAGCACATAATATTTGTTTCCTTAATTCACACGCAATCGGTTTGCGACAACAATAGGTAGGTCATTTTGCCAACCTGTCGTCACCGGGCCGCGCCAATGGACTTTACAAACACGTTCGCCAGCCGAAATCATATACGCTGGTGGACGCACTAGATAAATATGGAAGCGTAACAAATATCGTTCGTTCTTATTCCGTTGTTGATTGAAAACAATCGCAGTATGCGGTTGAAAACTCCTTAACCACTTTCGCCGTGGCACCTGGCGCGCTTGGTTATGGATAAAGAATTGAAAAAAAAGTTTCTTAGGCACAAAACCAACATCAAATATCTTCCAGCCGTATCGTTGTTTATATGACATTTGCTGTTTAAGCTCTGTATCGATTATTTGCAAGCACATATATCCTCCTAATGAACTTAATCGCTTCCCAAATATACCGATACATCAATTCAGCGGTAGCATTCCACATTCTCGACCACCAATCAACACGTTATCTTTGTCATGTGCCATCCAGGTCTTGCCGCACGAACATAAGTCAATTCGTGCATGAAATTTGCCTTCTTTGATAAAGTTATCAAACGACAGTGATCGCGATATGAATCCAAAATTACTGTACGAATTAATCGTAACATACCCGTCTTGCGCCAGGACGAACGTTAGTATGTCATCATATCGCAAGTCACGATTACGATGGAAGTCTTTTGCTTCTTCAAGCATAAACGCATCAAACAATGCTTGTCTCATAGCTACTTCACCTTCCTTTTCGTCGGTTCAAAGTAGAATCGCCATTGCGTCGGAGTATGCCGCGTCTTCAGGACTTCCAGTGGATGGCCGATTTGACGTTCGATATCCTTAAGTGCTTCTCTCGAACCAAGCGTAAGCGTCCCTTTATCTTTACTTTGTCGAATTATCCGCGTCGGGAACTTCCACTTCGACCGTGTGACTTTTGAAAGCTTCACTATAATGCTCCTTAATTGGAGTACAGGGTGGGAGTTGAACCCACTTGCTAGGATTTGCAGTCCTGTGCTTGACCGTTTAGCTACCTGTACGTAACTTATTTAGTCGTTATCGCAAAAGATAATCGCTTGTTTGGATGCGCCAAGTTCGGATTCACGAACATCATTACCACCGTAAACGTCAGTGATCTTCTCGTGATAACGAACACCACGAGTATCATTGTCTGGTGATGGATGACCTACAATGTCAATTCGTTCTAGTGATATGCAATCTCGATCTCTTGCAAACACGGCAGCGTCATCGGCCATTGGGCCAATAATTTGTTTGAGTTCTTTTACGATCATTCTACCTCCTACAATTTGGGCAATCAAACAACATTAGATTCCACCAGTACCATTGACGACACTTCACGCATCTTTTAGTACTATACCAAATCATATGGGAAGTTTGTTTCGCCATCAATGCCTCGTCTGCCGTGTGGCGCATGGGTGGCGCACCAAAGCGCCAACCAAAGCCCACGGTCTTAATCAAATCGCCAAATCCGGCCAAACTACTAATTTTGCGCGCCGCCGGGCGGGAAGTTTCCTCTTTCTTAGGGAGTCATTTCCCACGGAATTGTGCCGCTTGCAACTACTTGGTTTTGTTGCGCAATTTCCGCAAAACTTTTGGGAAGTCGCTTTTTTTGGTGATTTCCCACGGCAACTTTTGCAATTCGGACTTAAGCAACCCGGACACCGTGGCTGTGCAACAATCTCAAGTTTCAGTGGTCGCAACGTATGCGTTATGCTTGTGTCGCTATAATATAAGTATCCAAACCATGTCTTTGGGTGCTTCTCAGACAATGGTATACGTTCAAATTCACCAGGAAGTGGATGAATCACGGATACGCCATGAAATGTGCGAACGTACTTCTGAACATGTTGAATTACTTGTTCGGTTACGCTGGGCCAAAGGAACGAGAACAAATGCGTTACCCCGGCTGGAATTATAACATCGCGATAGTCGCCATGAATCACCGAAACATTTGAACTAAACGACGATAACAACTGTTGAGCAAGTTGGTAGCGCAATCGTGAGCATTCAATACCAAGTACCCGCGCATCACGATCACGAGCTAATTTCAGCGCGCGGCCATCACCACACCCAATATCGAGTACAAACGAATTCGCATTAACGTTCAACAAGTTAAGCGCTCGTTCGATTACATCAGATGGCGTAATGCCGAAGTTAACGTCAATTCCACGCTCCATATATGCTTCACTCAGTTTAGAATTCGTAATATATTCATCGCGTGTGATTATATTCATTCTACCCTCACTAATTGTTCAAGTGTACCAAGAAATATGTCATTCTCATGTGCAACCGTCATTGCACACTTTTTGCACAACTTCAGCCGGTCTTGTTCACGTTGTTCACGGCACAACAAACAGCGCTTTTTTGGTCGTTTGTGTTTCATTTAAATTTAGACTCAAAATAGTCAAACTCAGTATGTTTCGGCTTATCGAATACACGTTTAAGTGTATCTTCTTGTTTTTCATAATCCGCTGGAAATCTTACGTGAATATGGAACTTCGCGCGATCCATATGCATTACTTCGGTGTAATCACCAAATACCCGCGCATTACGACCAAATACATCAGTTAAGCTACGTGCTGCCATTAGCATATTCCTAAATGCGCAGCCATATAAAGATCGTCAATTAATTGACGAAGCGTAATACACTTTTTACCAGCTTCGCCGGCCCATTGATTATCCCTTATCGAATACTTATGATAATATACGACATTTGGAATTCGAATAACCGACTCATACATATCACGAATCACGTCAAGGTCTTCTTGAGTTTCAATCGTCACTTCAATTGTACGTGGTTGGAAACTTGTCACTATAGGCGGGTCAGTTCGCTTAAATTTCATAAATTACCTTCCTCAATCGACTATTGCCAAATCTGCTGTATCGATAATCAACAGTTTGCCATCATTATACCCGATACCAACATTATCAAAAAGCACTTCATACCGTGAACGTGGTAGTTCGGCAACGACAGCGCCTTCTTCATGTGGTCGCGCCCAATGATGCGCGTTAACACGTATCTTGTCACCGAGTTTGGGATATTTCATTTCGTTTTTCCTTAGCGCACATAGGGCAGCCTTTTGTCAATCTGTCGCGTTTATGTCGCGGTTGCCCTACAAACAACCAACGAACAGTTTCGTTGCGAAGTGTTTTCGTCCCGTGAATTTGGCAGTTTACGACCCATTTATCTTTGGTCATTTGCTTTTAACCTTATTTGCTTAGCATCTTCGCGAAGTTCTTTGGAACGCTTTTTCATCTCGTCATGCTTTGCTTGCCGTTCTTGCGCTTCAAGTTTGCGCTGTTCGCGCCGATGTGGAAAGTTCATTCGTTTCATAAAACCTCATTAGCCCAAATTTGCGTTGAAGTGGTTTGCATTCTCTAGTACACCAATGAACCTTAACCCACCGATTCATCACCATACACTTAGGGCACCTGACATAACTCGTGTTAGGGTCTCGATTATGCGCTCCACCAAACGAAGCAACCAATCGTGGCCATTCGGTAATAAAGAACTTAATGCAACACCAAGGTATGTTAGAGTGTAATCCATAAGCAACGTGTTGCGTGTCAGTCATTGAATCAACTTCAATGTTTCCGATGGGACCCACCGATTATCAATTTGAACCAAACAACCAGTGCTCACTGACCACTTATTTGGATATCCGCTTTGTTCCCATGCTGATTTGCAAAGGTAGTTGCCCAAAAACGTAAACACCAATACAAAAATGATAGCAGCAATAACCATTGATACAATCGGGTGATCATCGATAAAATCAAATATCATCGTATACCTCTCGTTTGGTTTGTGCTACTCACTGGTATTTCTCACCAATGAGTAGCCCGAACAAAACAAATTACATCAAATTATACAAACTATATACAAAATCTGTGCACTAACTCCTTAATTGATTCTCATTGTTTTGCCCTCCTATACTTGACAAATTATATTTAATTACGCTTGCCACCTTTTGGTTCACAAGCTTGGTAGAACTCCGTTCGATTGAATTGTTCGTCATCGTCGGCGAAGATATCGGCAATATCTTTTTGTAAACATTTTACAAAGCAAGACATATCAGGATCAAACTGATGGTGCTCGGTTAAGTCACAAAGCATTTTAGCAAACTTAACGTAATCGTGTTTTGGCATTATGTACCCACTTTTATCACTCAACTTCCTGCCGATATCGAAACGTACTCTTGGCCATTTGGAAGATCAAATGGACCACACTCGCCGACATGAGAAGTAATATGAGCATGTCCAAGCGGACCACAATCACCAGAAGCACTATGGTAATAAAAAACTTGTTTTTCGCCATTACCTTCGCGCTCCAACTTTATTAATTGAGCAATGAAATTACTTAACGTCATTGGTCGCCTCCTTTATTGCTTCTTTTAATGGAGTCAACCTACCACACGATAAGCACTTAATGCTTTCGTCATTGATCGCTTTGCCGTAGAAATTCACTGTTTGATGGAACTTAGGTTCTTGGCAGCTTGCGCAATGAATTCTTTCCATGTCAGTGTACTCCTTTTATTCTTGGCCTTTCGCGCACGTAGGAACACATCATTCAACCACTTCAAGCGGCACGAATCACAATTGCATATTCGTTTGTGGCTCATAAAAAGGACTTTGCTGTTTTGTCAAATATTCCATACTCGATCGTGTTTCGTCGTCATATAATCTTTCGAATGCCATGATATGGCATAAATTCGTACAATTTGCCTTTCATTGACTCCAAGATATACTTATCCGGCATTGCATCGCCTGGCGTTGGCACACACTGAATCACACGAAGATTCTTAACAAGCCCCACTGTCACCGTCTGGCCAAGTCGCCAAGATTGTTTTGAATTCTTAATCATGTTGTTGTTCTTCATATGGGAGTTTATACCCACACTTTCCACAATAGTTTACTACTAGATTGCCAGCGAGTGTATTGCGCCAGTAGTAACCGTCAAAGTAAACTTCTTTGACGTGGCAATTCGGGCACCCTTTAATTGTTTCCACTTTCATTTGCCTTTCATTGTGACTTATACTTATCCGTACGTTGGCTACGACGTTCGTTTTGCAACTCTCTTAACGTGTTAAGTATTGTAAGCTGGTTTTCAATAATTCGATACAATCCAGATTCGGTATTGACAGTATGGGTTGTCATACTAGTCGTCAAAAACGCTAACGTCAATGCAATACTTTCGTCGATTGTTTTCTTTGGGCAAGTATGTATTACTTCACTCATTGTGTTCCTCCTTGAATATCTGACTTCAGCAGCATACCATTATCACATATCCAGAAGTCTTCAAGCAAATGACGAAGTTGTTCACCTTCGGCAACTTTAAGTGCCTGAGTGAAGTCATCAAAAGGTATCAGCCAACGTATCATACTTTTCCTTTCCGCTGTGACTTATATTTATCTGTTCGTTGCGTGCGACGTTTGTTCTCATTGCGGTGGTATGGGCAAAAACCGCATATCTTATATTTTTGTTCAATCTCTCGCTTACGTTCCTTATTACCATTTGGTGTACTTGATTGCATAAATAAACACTTACAAGATAGTGTTTCCGATTATTGTTCGGTAGTTGTAAGCCCCTAGTGTGTTAGTGTGGGCAATTAACTATAACACTATCTTGTAAATATTCATCAAATAGCAATCCTTTGTATATATTCCATAATCTCTCGATCAATCATATTTTCACGTTTAATGCGCTTTGGTTGTTCGTGCTTGCGTATCCACGAATTAAAGCGTTTAGTATCATAAACTGCCATAGTTTCAATGTCATCGTCCGAGTGCATATGGCATTCACAATACGGACAGTCAAGATACTGTCTCCCACCATAAACATGAGTATGTTGGCAACGACAAACTTTACCGGATAACATAAACATAAGTATTTACCTAACTTGAATACGTTTGACCACGTTTCATGTCTAACTGTTTGAGTAACTTGTAGTATTCAGTTTCGCTGATTACTGTCTTTCTACCCATTACCTTCGCTGGTAGAAACACGCTTAATCGCCGCTTACCGCTACACCTAACCGATACGAGTGTTAACTTTTTCATTACTTTTAATAGTCTCTAAAACATACTTTAAACAAGTCAAATACCCAAGGACAAATTCTTTCGCTGTGTCTTTGGTAGCATATTCAATGATATGCCGGTAGCTGTTTTGCTTACTAACCAAAACGTCAATCAATTTCTCTGTTGGCATTATAATCTGTTTTCCTTTTTAGCCTGGATTAAAAGCAATGCTAGTGTCTTAAATGTCTTATTTGATTCGTCTTCGGACTGTTGATAACTGCAACATACTTCTGGCATCCAACCATGTATGGTGCAATACAGTCCTATTTTTGTAACAATATCATCTGTCATTAGTCACCATTTATCATTGTACAGTTACATTTACAACCAAATGATCTAATATGTTGGGTATGTAATTGTTTCTGACATGATGTGCAAAGGTTCAATGGGTCTTTGCTTTCATTACCACGAACAGGACGTAAGCACATTGAACGTCCACTAAACGAGCCATTGAGTAAGTCATCTTGGAATATCCTAACAGCAAGATGCTTTGAATATGCTTGTTCACTCAATCGCTTGTACTGTCTATTAGCTATACGTTCAAACAAAGAATAAAGCGCCATTGAATATCCTCCTATCTATTTCTAAAACTAGCTGCAATATCAGCAAGCCAAGGTGTATCTTTAAAACTATCTTTGACTTTGTTCAAATGTGCCTTGTTCCATGCGTTATGAACTGTTCTTGCTTCTGTGCCATTGGTTATCCCATCGATTGAATACTTTGAAGTATGCTCACTAACCGATCTTTCATCACCTTCACTTACAGGGAGCGGGTGGTTGCAATTCTTATCGCAACCATAAATACAAGTCGGTTTGTCACCTAACATTATTGCCATTCGTTTCCTTGCTTGCTTACCTTCTCTGCAAGGATGGATTTTTGAAATATCGTAATTTGGATACTTCGGCTTATCTTTACCGTCTTTAACCGTATCACCTGGGATAATACATGGACTTGACTTACACGTAAAGGTGTTATTGCAATGCTTGCAGTAGTGACTATGTGTAAGTGCTATTAACTCAGGTAACAACGGTAACTTAGTATACAATGCATTGTTTGCGTCGGTCGCGCCGTTCGCGCTCCCGAATCGCCGGTTCGCGTTCGCGCCAGATGCCCCAAATTTCGCACCGGGAGCGGTTTCTGCACCCGTTGCGCGAGCGGTCGGCGCTGACCCCTCAATCGCCGCGATGCGTCGCGAGTTGGGGCTGGAAACCGCGTTTCCGTCGATTTCGGTCGATTTCGCCGGAATTGCGCGCTCTGCGATGGCAGTATTCGCGTGGTTGGCTTCTTTCGCGGCGATGGGAGTTTTCATATTCGTTTCGTTGGCAGTCATTTCAATCGTAGCCACTAGCAGAGATGCCAGTGGCTACTGTTGACGTGACGGCTGTCTAGTCTAATACCATGCCGTTTGGAGCGACGTTTTCTAGCGCATCGTCGGCGTCGTTCGGTCGCGTCGGTTCGCTGGCAAGGATGGCGTCGGCATCCATCAGCGCGATTTGACTTGCAATCTCGTCATCGATGGCGCTCTCATCCTTGGCCGGTCGATACCCCGCAGGTTTGTCAGCGAACAGATAAATCGTCGGCCCACCGCGCCCGGCTACCGTAGCAACGACTTCCTGCCGTTCCAATTCTTTGACGCATTCGATGGCGTCAAGGGTTGGAAAAGCTTTTCGCAGCTTGTCGTTGAACTTCGACCAGCGAACATGTACCCCTAAGTACGGTTCGCCGGTTTTGACGTTCACTTTGTTGTGCTTCCGAAGCACCTTTATGCTTGCGATGACGTGCAACTTGACGGCACGTTCTTGATCCGCGTTTGCAAATACCGAATTTTCCATAACCTTTTTCTCCTTTTGCGCTAGTGCGCCTTTTTGATCGGTAGCTGCCGACTCAGGGTGGCGATATTGCCTATCGTTTCAAGCTGATATGCTCCAAGGAGCATACCAGATTGACGCGGTAGATTATGACTGTGGGATGCAATGCTCGATTTCATTTATTCGGTTACGGAGCAATTGTACATCGCAAAGGTCAAAGTCAGCAAGGACTAATTGTTTTTGAAATGTCTTGATAAGTTCCTGTTTTGACATTGAATTGCCTCATTTCTGCGCGATTGCGCTATTGTGCTGGATAACGCCGGACTCGTTTGGAGCTAGGTTGCTCCGCCTAATTGTAAGTAAGTGAAATTGCAGTATAGGTGCCATATAGGGAAAAATGCGCCAATTGCGCTGACCACGAAGAGAGCAACCGCGATGCCAAAGTGCTTTCGGGTGCTTCCGGGCGCTCGCTGGCAGTTCCGCACCCACTTTTGGCACAGGTTTTGCATTGCGTGTCAATTCGGCATGTCACAAGGTGGCAAAGCAGCGGCAACCGTGGCAAAACGGGTGCAATGCTGGCAAACGGTGGCAAAGTGCCTTGGAGTGCCATCGAGTGCCATCAGCGTCCCTGGCACACATCTTGCAATTGCAATCGCCGTGCCATCGGGCATGAGCGCCCGATTCCCCGGTTGGCACACAACTTGCTAGCTGCAAATATCGTGCCAACGCGCGGTGGAGTGATTTCACGCCCACATTTTGTGCCCCAACCACCGCCTACCCCCACCCCCCTGGCACGCCATATGGTCCGTGAGGTAGCTGGTCGATTTTGGAAATGGTAGTCGGGGGTTGACTTCCTCCCTACGATGTATTATATTGAAATTAGGAGGTAACGATTATGATTGACTTTATTGAATGCCCAATATGCCATTACGAAAAGGCAGGTAAAATATTGAATCCAGTACGAATTTGCTTTGGTACTCATACTCAATCGCCGCACTACGAATGCTATTGTGGAAAGTGTGGTCATACGTGGAAGGAACTGGTAAATGCTTGAACTCAAAAAATACGAACGCCAGAACATCAAACGACGCTACGGCTGCGATTGGCAAACGTATATGCGATCGTATGAAATCCAACAAGGCAAATGTGCAATGTGCAACGAACTCCCCGGAGCACGCGGTCTAAAAGCCGACACGAAACGCAGACGATTTTCAGCAACGCATTTCAAGCTTTTGTGTCCTCATTGTTACTACGTTATCCAGCATTGGATAAAAGATGACAAGCGATCCCAAATCAAGGCGTATATGTGCCTGGATGACCCAGAATGACCAAACTCAATTTTAGGGTAGTCAGTAGAATTGCTTCCTTTATACATTAACTAATTTCAAATCGAGATTTCTCAATAAAATCAATGGTAGTGCGACAGGGTGGGAAAGTGACCAAAAACTCTTCCCGGATGACTTCCCACGACGACTCAAGCATGCGGAATCATTCGCGAATCAAGTTTCAAAAGTGGGAAGATGACCGAATTTTTGGGCGACGGCGGATGATTTTTTCAACCTCGACTTCCCACCAGAGATACGCGGAATCGTTGATGAAACCAATCAAATCCCAAGCGTGGGAAATCACTCCTATATAAGAGAGATGTCACCCACCCAAAACTCATACAGCGGAACTGACGGGAGTATAACTTCGGAAAGACTGCCGGGACGTAAACGTCCCTGGCGTCTTCCACAAAGATTATACTAAGCGAAATGAGGTTCCCAATGGCACGAACTTGGCACCATACACCATTCAAGCATCGGAAGTTCGAATATGAGTTCGAACGCTGGACCTGGCTTTGGAACGAACCTAAAGCTTGGAGGAAGATCATGAAGCATCGTCGTCGGCGTGCTGTCGTCAGGCATTTGCTAGGTTCCCGAAAAGATTGGGATAACATCGCATGGCCATTAGATACGAAACCTTGGATATATTATTGGTAGAAAAACTGGTATGTTTTTCCTCCAACGAAATGACGTAAGCTTGCAATACTAAAAGTGATTCTCCAAAGGGGGTGATCCGAATGCCACAAGACCCACCAATAGGGACTCCGTGGACGTAATCGTGGGGGGTGCGCATCCACTTGAAAACACGCACGAATTTAAAACACCTTGACAAACAAACAAAACGGTGTTATATTAAAAGTACCAGGTATGACTTCGAGTAACGACAGTGATTCTATGCAAGTTCTGTAAATCCGAACAACCGAACTGGCGATCGTTGCGAATTCATTGTGATATCCAGCATCATCGCGAATATGTCGCTGTTGAAGAATGGCTAGGCAAAACGGTTAAAGTGCGGTTGCAATCACTTGAACAAGTTGCTAAAGAAGGTTTGGTTGGGCATCAGGAGATCAGGTACTTAGATCAATGACACCAACCAATGAAAATATCCTTGGTGTGAATCCTGAAGATTATCGCACATGTAAACGATGCAAACGCCTGAAGCATATCGATGAATACAGACCGATGCCAGGTGGCAGGAAGTCGCCGGTTTGTTCAGGTTGTCAGGCTGAAAGGCTTAGAGAAACCAAAGTCTTAGGCAAAGATGATTCGAACCAGCGCGCGTGGATCGTCGGCGAACTGATCAAACAGTACCGATCGACCGATAAACAAACCGATAAGATACGATGCTTGGAGGCGCTGGCAAAACTTCTACCACCAGAATCAAAGACACCTTTAGATGACCAAAATGTAATCCAAAGTCTAATGAAGAGTTTGGAAACCAAAAAGCGGAAAGCAAGAGAAGCAAAAGAAGATGCCGGAACCAACCCAAGTCCAGAAGCCTAACGAAGAAGGGTTCGTCCTGCTTCGGTTGCATTATTCGGCTGACCCCGAAAAGACCGAGAAGTGGGCATCGAAGGCAAAGCAGGAATATCCAACAGAAGATTGGGACCGTGAATTTGAACTCAAACCAGTCGGGCATAAGGATTCGTATCCAGTGTTCGGTGATTACAAACGAATACTTCACGAAGACGAAAACTTGGTATGGCTACCGTCGAAAGGCAAAGTAATCTATCGCGGTTGGGATTTTGGAAAAGTCCATCCGTGCGTTGAATTTGCGCAATGCTTTGGAAACTCCAAGAACTACCTTGACGAACTATACGGCAGCAATATTTTGTTCGAACCTTTTATTCAGCAAGTTCTTGGGCATTCGAGCGTAAACTTCCCTGGCTGTACGTTTGTCGATTGGGTTGACGTTTCTGGCCGTAACGAAGACGCCTGGGGAAATTCGTCGATTCGCTCGATGCGATTGTACGGACTCCACCCACGCGGCGGGGAACAGTTGGTTGAAGACGGAATCCGGCTTATGTGCCAAGATATGGTCCGGCTCGAAGACGGGCATCCATATATTCGGCTGAACCCATTGAAGTGCGTCCAACTTGCGAATGCTTGTCGCGGTGGATTAAAACGAAACAAAAAGGGCGAGATAATCAAAGATGGTATTCATGACCATCCAGTTGACGCGGCACGATATTTGTATCAAGGTTTAGGTAGTGATACTGCAAAAGATTGGTCGAAGATCAGGGATAAACTGAAGAATCAGTATGGGAAGTTTCCGAAAGATGGACGGCAAGTACGACGATAATGAAGAAGCCGAAGATCAATTTTTCGGACGTTATCCAAGTCAAAGATGGCGAACCGTATCGTTGGTATCGCCGTACTGATGGAACATATGTTGAATGTTCGGTTTGTTGTGACTGCCAACTTGTTCATACTATTGAAATGAAACCAAATAAGCGGTATATGCGTGTGAAGGTTTGGCGAGAAGAAGAAAAAACCAAGGAGTTACGAAAACGAAAACGATGAAACAGTTATTTGCAGCACTAAGTTTGGTATTTCTGCTTTCGTTTGGTGGTATTGGGGAATCACAAACCAAAAGCCAGTTCCCCAAGATAGATCAAAAAACGGCAGTTGGTGTAATCGTAGAATTCTGCCCCGATGATACTTTGATTACGTTGACGGGATTTGGCATCAAAGACGATCTGGAATTTTTGGTTTATTCGGTTGATTCTGTTGTATTCGCAATTGTTCAGTTTGTGAAGGGTGATGAAAACCTAAATGCGTCTGCTATTTATGTTTTGCGCCCTGACGGTATTGTTGAGAAATACCTTCCTTCCGAGTTCAAGAAAATTGAAAAACCTTGCGAAACACGAAAAGCGTTGGGATTAAAAAATCGAAACAATAATTTCTAAATGCAGTTCTCTCGAAATGAAGCACTTCAGTTTATTGCTGAAGACTTACACGAAGCGGGTAGTGAGATACTTTACTTTGCTGATCATATTTGGACACATGATCCTCATGCAAAAGGTACGAAGATAGTAAAGCTGCCGATATGGAAAACGTACATACCAAAACTTTTGACTCTATCGGCAAATCATCCTCGGCTGGCGATATACAAATCTCGGCAGATGATGGTCACGTGGCTTATTTGTATAGTATGTCTTTGGGAAGCGTTGTTCAAACCGGGAAGCCATATCGCGCTTATCTCGATGAAAGAGGAAGACGCGGGGAAGCTGATCGGGCGAATGAAATTAATGTTCGAGCATTTGCCTGCACATTGGTTGTTGGGCCTGCCGGAACCGAAGTATTACAGGGGTAAAAAGGGAATCATTTTGCGAATGGTCGTGCCACACTTCAATGGCGAACCCGAAAGTGTAATTCAGGCATATCCACAAAACGGAAACCCTGGACGATCTGAAACCTTATCATTGTGTTATTGGGATGAAGTAGGAGAATGTGACGACGCCGAAGCGAGAAACATGTACGCTGCCTTGAGACCAACCTTGGAAAACGGCGGACGGTTGATTATGAGTTCAACTCCGCCGCGTTCTGAAGAACATTTTTGGGAAGCGTTTTGTCGCGGTGATTATTTTGGTGGATAATGATTTGGCTGAGTAAAGTAAAAGCGAAGTTTCGTTGTATGCGTGATGCGCGTGGTCGAACGTCGTGGACACATACATTGGCAATACCAATCGTAATTGCGATTACAATAAAGATGCTTTGTAGTGGAATTGACCTGACAATCCCCGGTGGATACCGTATTACTACGGCATCTGTTCTTGCTGTTGATTACGTTGAGATGATAAAATATTGGATTGGCTTGTTTTTCGCAAGAGAAACAACCGAAAAAGTTATCGATTATTTGGCGGAGAAAAATGGGAGCAGCAATACTTAGTTTACTTGGCCCGTTGCTTGGACCGATTCTCGCAGTGATTGCAGCACTGGCTGCATTCGCGGCATTTTATTTCGGCATCAAGCGTAAGGGTGTCCTTCAAGAACGTGAGAAACAAGAAGCACAAAGAATTCAAGAAGTTGCCAAAGTGCAGGCGAAGGTCCAAGAAGCAACTTCTAAAGATACCGAAATTGATACAAAGGTAGCAAATGAAATTGAGCAGATTAAAACGGACGTTGGCAAGCAGCCTACTTCTGATAAGCCTGATATTTTCAGGTTCTAGTTGCGCAGTTCAAGCACCGGCTGTTATTATCTACTTGCCTGAAAAGCCAGCGATTGAAACGTGTCCACCGAAGGTAGTAGTTGAAGGGCATATTGTTGGCGATACGATAACACTGTCATTGGCCGACGCACAACGGTTGCGAGATTGGATAAACACATATATTGTATGCTCGGAAAGCAATCAAGCGAAGTACAAAGGACATATCGAGAAATTGGAAAATCGTTTGAAAGCCGTCGGAGGAAAGTAAATGATTGGATTGCTGATTGGTTTGTTTCTTGTTGTATGCCTAATTGGTGGCGTGTTTTATGGTTATGCATATGTAAGCGCATGCGTCAATGGGACTCCTGTTCTCAGCGAACTTGTTAGAAATCTAAACTATCTGATTGGTCGTGAACCTAAGTGAGATTACTTTCTGATGACGCTCTTGCTACGCTTACCATCTGGACTGAAGCCCAAGGCGAATCGTTTGAAGGCAAAGTAGCCGTTGGTGAAGTCATTCGCGAACGTATGCGTAGAAAGTATGCAAGTGATGGAACAGTTGCCGGGACTGTTGCTCGGCGGTATCAGTTCAGCGCATGGAATGACGACCATCAAGATAATGCACTTTTGATCCGCGCACTCAAATTGGATTGGGGCGATGTAGGTATACCAGAATGCCAACGTGCCTGGGAGAAATCTGCAACTACAAATTACGTTTCTAAAGCGGTTTTGTACTGCAACTTAGCCGTTGCACAACCCGATTGGGCAAAACCAGAAAAGCTTGTCACCAAAATAGAACATCATTCATTTTTTAGTGATTAAAATGGCAGAAGAACAATTAAATACGTCGCCGTCAGCACCGCAAGCAGAATCATCGGACGAATTCGATGATACTGTCAAAGGCCCGATCAGCGGCGTCGATGCCGTAGACTTTGTTAATTTCGCATCTGATCCTGATGTAGTCGCTGATATCAAGAAGACGATTTTCCCGCAGATCAAAAAAGCGCGGTCGAATCGAAATTCAAAGCTTTCTGACGATTGGGATAGATATCGTGACGTTTACAATCAGCGCAGAACGATCTCGTTTTATGAAGGCAGATCGCGGTTGTTTCTCGGCGCAATACGGAAGGCAGTAGATACGCTAACGCGGATTGCGAAAGATTCAATGCTTGCCGACCCGTATGTTAGTGTTGAAACGGACGTAGAGCGTTGGCGTGACGTTGGTGTGCATTTTATCAAATACTTGCTTGAGAATCAAGGACAGATTCGTCCGAAGCTTTCGATGTTCTTGCGCCAACTCTATCAAATTGGCACATCGTGCATGAAGTTTGGTTGGAAAACATCGTATCGGAATATCACGTATCGCGAAAAAGGTGAACTTGGACTAGAAATCAAAAAGCGCAAGGCGTATGATCATTACGGCCCAACGCTTGACGTTATCGATATGCGGCATGTTTATGTTTGGCCCGAAGTCGCTACCGATTACAATGGATTACAGATTGTTTTTGAAGATTCCGTGACAACGATTGCCACTCTTCGGCGCAAAGTGAAGGAAGGTTGGTACGAACCTGAAACTGTTGATAAAGTAATACAAAAGCGAAGTAGTGAAATTGCGCAGGATAATAAATCGAGAAGCCATGCTGTTAAAGAAGGTATGGTTGATGGCGAACTCGAACAAGGCGAACTTGATATCACTGAAGCGTGGGTACGCTACCGATTGCCTGACGACGAAGGTGATTCTGAATGCTTGCCGTGGGTGTGGTTGACGTTCGCTGGTGAAGAAATTCTTCGGGTACAAGAAAATCCGTGGTGGTTTCAAGCACCGCCTTACCTTTTCGGTGCAATCTTCCGTGAACATGATTACTTTTATGGGCATGGTTTGATTGAAGCTACCGAAATGTGGCAGTATATGCTGAATGATATCGTCAACCAGACAATGGATTGCGGTACGTATGCATTGAACCCGATTACAATTATGGACCCCGCTGCTGTTGACGATCCTGATATGTATCAGATCGAGCCGATGGCGAAATGGATGATTGCACCTGATGCCGTGAGTTTTGAACGCCCACCTGCAAATATGACTCAAGAAGGTTTGGGGATGGTGCGGTTCTTGCTGAACATTGTCCAAGAAGCGACAGATGCAACGGCAATTGTCCAAGGAACACCGCGCGAAGGTATGGGACCGGCTGCGGGAACTGCAACTGGCATATCGCAACTTATGGCGTCATCGAGCGCGGCGATTGTCGATCAAGTTGAAGAACTCGAAGCACAAGTGTTTACGCCATTGCTGAAAATGGTCGAAATTGCGGCCCATCAGTTTATGGACGAGAAGATGGTTATTCGTCTTGAAGGGCCAGACGCAGCGGTTATTACGCAGCGAATCATCGAACCAAGTGATTTGATTTTATCGACGGACGTTCGCTGGATTGCGAGCCGCCGATTGCGCGAGAAGCTTGCAAAAGGGCAGCAATATCTCAATATGCTGAACATTGCGCTTGGTGTTGATCCTCAAATGACGTTACAGCAAGGGTTTATGATTGATTTGAAGTACCTGATCAAAGGCGCAGCAATTTCAATCGGTGCTGATGATGCAGATAAGATTATCAAAGACGTGACGCAGGGTTTGCCTGGAATTCCCGCCGAACTCGAATACGAACTAGCTATTTCGGGTCGATCGGTTGTCGCCTCGCCGTTGGAATCGGTTGAAGATCATGTGCGGAAAATCCAGATTTTGATGCGTTTGCCGTTGCCGCAAACCGAATACGCGCAGATAAAGTTGAAAGAATTGATTGCAAGTCATTATGCGGTATTGAATCAGGTTCAAGCACAAATGATGGCGCAGCAAGCAAATGGAACTCCGGGTGGAGCGCAACGTGGCCCTGTCGGTGGTCAAATGATGGGTGGCGGAACGCCACTTCGTCCGCAAGAGCAACCGCAGAACGCCGGGCCTGGCGATGCGTTGAAAGGATTGCTAAGTCAAATTGGGGGAGCGTAAGATGCCTTATGAAATAACAAAGTTTGATGACAGTTACAAAGTGACTTCTCCGCACGGTACAAAAGCAAAGAAAACAACGAAGTCGAAAGCGAAAAAGCAAGTACGGTTGCTTCAGGCGATCAAGCATAATCCAAATTTTACACCGTATTCAGCAGATAATACTAAAGATGGCCAAGGCTTTCGGCGAAGAAAGAAGTAATTTATGCCACACCAAGAATGCATTGACCATTTGCAAATGGCGCTTGATATGATTCCTCCCGGCAAAGAAAACGATGAACTTCGAATGCACGTTTCCGAGGCTTTGAAGGAAGTTGAATCGGGTTACGGTCAGGAAGACGAAAGTGAAAGTGAAATGCCGTCTGAAACTGACCCATATATGGCGAAAAATCGTATGCCAATGGATATGATGAAGCGCCGTATGATGATGAAGGAGTAATCTGTCGTGGATATTTCGAAACTTACGCTTGAAGACGAACTCACGCTGTTTGAAGCATTCGTGAAATCGCCAGTTTGGGAAGTTGTCCGGGCGCGATGGGAACCGTTAGTAAGTACGGCAATCGGTGCGGCACTTTCTGGCAAGGTGAACGGATCAGAACGTGACTTTCTTGCGGGAAAGGCAAACGGATTGAAGCATATGATGGAATATCCTAATGCTCATATCCGTAATTTGCAAGTCAAATTGAAAAATGAGCAATCCAAAGCCGAATCCAAGCGAAATCCGGCGCAATAAGGCGCAAGAACACGAAATTATCAAGAAATATGGAATTACCGAAGACCAATACCAACAAATATTGGAATTACAAAACGGTGTCTGCGCCATATGCTTGCGGCACCAAAGATATAAGCGATTATCGATTGACCATGACCATAAAACTAAACGAGTTCGTGGTTTGCTCTGTAATTGGTGCAATCGCGCACTTGGAAAGTTTGTAGATTCTCCAATACGCCTTCGCCGGGCTGCGGAGTATTTAGAAACATCTGAATCGAAACTCGTCCATATAATCAAGTGAGCCACACTTGACGTAGCGACGTAAAAAGGAGGGCCAATGGCAAAAAAAGTAGAAGATGCTCAAAGTACGGAAAATCCAACGGGGGAAACTCCGCTTCCAGAACAGAGCGCGGCGGAAACGGAAGTTGAA